CATGGATGCTGCCAAACAGGGTTACATGGTTGATGATGTTGTGTTCCAGGAGTTCATGAAAGATGAGCTATTGAAGAGGGCCAAAATATTTGAGAAGCCTGCCACTCGGGGAATTGCAAATCCGCCCATCGACTTATTGTTGGTTGAGCGTGCTGCTTTTCTCCCGTTTATTGCGCTGCTTCAGTATAATAGGCATGAGATAGATTGTCAAGTTGGGATCAACCCGATGTCTGGAATTGAATGGTCTGAGATGATTCACAGGTTGAAGAGTAATTCAGATTTGGTTTTTGACGCTGATTACACTGCTTTTGACTCCACAATTCACCCGTCTGTGCTTGATGCTTTTGCTGATATTGCGAATGGCACAATGGGAGGTAACTTCTACACACAACTGGCTCGCAAAACGCTGATCCGTTACGTGTATGACCGCACTTCACAGGTTACGAATGTCCAGGTTAAGATTGATCAAGGGATGGCGTCTGGGATGCCGATGACTGCAGTTGGAAATAGTTTGGTTAACATGATATACTTAAGAGTCGCGTGGCTTATGCTTGCAGAGCGCCATGCACCAGAGTATGCTGATTTACAGAAGTTCGATAAGCACGTGAAAGCTATCGTGTACGGTGATGATTATGTTGTGACAGTCAAACAACAAGTGAGCAGTTGGTACAACTTGCGCGCTATTGCGTTGTGCTTGGAGCCGTATGGGATACTTATGACTGATGGGCAGAAGAACCCGCGTGAGCAGACTCAGCCGTTTAGTAATTGGCAGGATGTGCGCTTTCTCAAGCGCGCTTTTGTTAAGGACGAGGCGACTGAGTTATATCTTGCTCCGTTGGAACGGAAGACTATCATAGATCGTGTGAGGTATGTTAAGAGTAAGCACACTTGGCCCGATATGGAGATGAGAATTCAGATGAGTTTGGAGGATTGTATGTTTCATGGAAGGGAATACTTTGAGGCTTTTAAGTACTTTGTGAACAGTTGTATGAAGGAAATGCAGATGCCTTGTTTTACAGTTTCTTACGATCGAGAGAGACAGAAATGGGAGTTGGCTTCTTGCCTTCTCACAATGGAGGCACCTAATCAGGTCTACTATGCGAAAGATGATAACGCTGGTGGAGTTGAGGTCTATTTTGCTCCTGCGGACACGCAGCCGACGCGATTACAGAACCGATGGGTGCTTCCGCTTGCTGGGCCACGTCCAGCCACAGGGAATGAGAGTAATGTTTTGGGATATTGGCATGCTCCACACAGTTCGATCACAAACCCCACCCCCCCCGCTACTACTGGAGGATTAACTTTGTCGCAATTACAAGGTGAGTTGGATAGAAGGCAGCAGCAAGGGATTACTCTCGGACAATTGAGGAATGAGCTCGATCAGCGCCCATGCACTGGTGTGAGCCTTCTTCAGTTGCGTCAGGAGTTACGCTCTCAACCGTTAGGAGGGGGGATTGCAGTTGAGCAGCTCAGAAATGAGCTCGCTCTTGCGATTCCTCAGCTGACCCGGGAGAGGGCACTCAGTGCTGTGACAGTACAGGAAATGAGTCAGATGTTGGAAACTTTGTTTTGGCGACTTGTAAACTATGGGACCGTCACCGCACCCCCCACCACCCCCGCCCCATCCGTGAGTGTGCCTAGGGAACCGAGTTCTGGAATGACTGGAAGGAGAGTTTTTAGACATGGTCGGAGAAGGATTTCGGATAGTTGGAACGAAGATGCAAGTGTTAAGGTTGTTAGTTACGACGGGCCGGAAAGAGGGGTAATATATGTGGATGGAGAGAGATTCTCGGTTCGAGCATTCATTGCTTACTGGGATGAAGATTCTATAACCCTGCATATTGAAGGAGAGGATGAAGAGATTCTGGAAGGAGTTGAGACTATTTCTGTGTCTTCTGCTCTGTCGCCTAAGGTTACGACCTCTGTGCGCGAGTGGGAGTCCGGAATGTGGCCAGCTCGTAGAAGGAAGTTCAACGTCAAGATACCCCTTGGAGGAGATTCAGAGACTGGTAACTATCGCCATAGTACTGGCACCCAGGACACACAAGTCTTGGAGAGGATCAATGAGTTTCCAGGGAGATGGACCGCTCACGAGCTTGCCGGTAGAAAATTCTATCAGATGCACCGTGGGAATCATAATGATATGGTCTGGCCCTGGATAATCATTCACTGGAACTGTAGGCAAATCCTTGAGCTTTTAGGAGCCCGGGACTGCCCAAAGTTTGCGTGTAGCCATGGAAGATATGAATGGGACCACATGTCTGAATATACTATTAATATTGCTTATGCTTTATTTAGTAAGAGTCGCAACATATATCGGAATAAAATTGAGTGAATGTCTGTTTTATGTGTGCGTTGTGTTTGTTTCACCACTTTTTAGTCGTTTTTCGCGTAGTTTGAATGTAAGAATTTGTGTCATGTAATAGGCTGGTTTCATTCGGT